ATAACGAAGTCGGCCGTTCACTGTTCGCGGCGGGTTAGTGGTCTCGTGAGCATTCTTGCGCGCCTGCGTCCATAGCTCTGTGGTGATCGCGCGGGTTGCTAATTGAGCCGCTTTGTCCATACGGTTTTGCCAAGCATTAAGCGCCGCAAATACTTCGTTGCGGTTGTCGCTCATCGCTTCTCCATCTGCTCGATTTTGACTTCTTCGATGGTATCAGCAATAGCTAACAACCAATCAGCTCTCCCGGCAGGCAGGTTATCTACCTGCTCGGGTGTCCAGCTAAATCTGTCGGCAAACTTAAAGTAGAACCACTCGGTGTCTGGATAGAGCAGGTCATCAACCCGCTGGAATCCTTTCAGCCGATCCTTTAGGCGTTGGAGCTGTCTAAAGGGCTATCAGGGTTCAAACGGTTTTTATCTGTATCCGCCAACTCAGGGAACAAGTCCTTGGTGACATTTGCGGTCTCATCCATGAGAGCAACATAATCTTTAATGGGCAGCTCGTCAATAGAATCAGATTTGACCGATGGAACGAGAAGGTCGAATGACCAGTCCTCAATAATTGCAGCAAGCAAAGCGTTGCCGATAGCGATGCCCTTTTCTGCTTCACCCTTGTTATCTCCGGCGAGCATGATGCGGTTGCGGTCTTTGACTTTAAGATCTATTGCATCTTTGATAGTAACTGTTGCCCCTGATGGCAGGGTAATCTTTTTTGACATTGTGCCTCCTTGGTAGCCTTGTGAGCATCCTAGCAAAACTAGGCAGTAGCGGTGCGGGATTTCGGAAGGCGAACCAAATCAACCTGCCACCGCTACTGCGTTCTAGGTTAAGCGACCGAGGTGGTTATCGCGTTCTTAACAACCCACTTGATTGGTGAGTAGCCAACAGTTCCAGCATCGGTTAGGTTGCCTTGGGCATTGAAATCAACAACCACTTCAACGAAATCCTTTGAGCGCTCGATGACGGCGAGTGTGTATGCACCCTTTGTCATGGTCGCTTGGATGGATGTCTGAGACGCTCCTGAGCCGTTTGTCCAGTTAAAGACGAGAGCTGGCTGGGTGTTGGTCAAATAGTTGGTGAGCTGTGTGTCGTTTTCCATGATGAAAGTGGCCTTGCCGGTCACTTCCAGAGCGCCAACGAATACAGAGTATGGGGTCTGCACATTGGAGATTCCGTAGATAGGAGTCACGGGACGCTTCATGTCAATGTTGCCGTCTGTGTTATTGGAGATGGTTGTGCCGCCAACGCTCACAGTTCCGTACCAGACTGCGGTAGGCAGAACGGTCGAGAAGCTAGGGGTTGGGGTTGTGGTGGTGGCTGATTGCCATCCGGTGGACTTTGCATCGTATTCGAGCAAGCCATCTGCGTTCCACTTCAGCGAGAAGTCGTGGAATTGGTGGCCTGTCCATGTGCGAACATTTGCTCCGTAGAAATCGAGCAAGGTGTAAGCAGAAGGCTGTGCATCCGCTGCAGCCGTTGCCGAGTTCTTCACTGCGAGAGTGTGGACATAAGGAGCTGATCCTGAAACAACATCCTCACCAAGAACACCGGCAAGAGGGTAGATAACGGTGTCAGCGAATACTGCGCCGCCGAAGTCAAAAGTTGAGTGGACGCGACCCTGAATATAGTTGTAGTTCTTAACAAGCGATCCGCGGAGGCCCTCATCGTACAAAGGTGTGTACATGTCTTGTGGCTTTAAGGTGTTGGCAATAACTGGGATATAAGCGGTCGGAGTAGTGACTGCTGTTCCCTTTGTTGTTTCCTTAGCGATTCCGACATACGAACGGTGGGTATTTTGTACTGACACTTAGTTCACGCTCCTACGGTTGAGTCAGACGGGGCTGACGGTGTTGTTGTTTTCTTTGGTGCAGAAGCGAGAGAGACATCGGCTGAAATAATGTCATCCTTGGAGTCAAAAGTATCTCCGGGCTTGACTGTGAGGCCGAGAGTTGGAAACTCCCGAACATCATCGCCGCTGTATTGGTAAGTGGCCATCGTTCTCCTTATGCCTGAATCATTTGAGTAACATCGAATCGAATCTCTGCAAAAGTCTCCGTTGCCCCATTGTCTGAGGTAACCGGCTCTCCATACAAACAGTCGATCGCAGGTTCCGCGCCTTGCCAGACATTGACTTGGGTGGTGTCACCAAAGTTGTGGCTGGCTCGAAGCGTGTTCTTGATGTTGTCTATAAGTGTATCAAAATCCGACATGGCAGTTTCTGAGTGGTTTTGCATAGAGTGGTGAAAGACTTGCAAGATGACTGTGTAATCTACGCGCTTCCAGCCATTGGTCGCACCGCCGATAGCTAAACGAGTTTCGCGCTCGCTCTGGATAAATATCACAGCGGCTGCGCGGCTTAACTGTCCAGCGGTTGCATTGACTTGGAAGTTGATGCGTTTTGGGAAAGAGGTGAATACCTGATTGAGCGTGGCAATATTTGCGCCCGTAAGGTAATTGTATAAAGTGGATCGGAGATTGGCGCGACCTACTGTCATTAGCGCATTCTCCGGAACGGGCTAAGAAGCTGCTTGGCAAGTTCGAGGTCTGAGCCAACGATGGACTGAACGCTTGGGCCTGACGATGCGCGGGTTGTGACCGCCATGGTGAGAGAGTTGTCTCCGCGGACTTTGAGGAAATCGGTGGTGACAAGGATGGCGGCCTCTTTGATTGCTTGCGGAATATTGCCTACCGCAACGCCAGAAGCGTGCGAGTATTTGAGCGTGCCGGTGATATTGACCGTGCTAGATCCGTAGGTATATGAAGGCGAAACGACAACTTGCTCGGTGTATTGGCCGTCATAGATAGTGACCACTGTGCCGGCTGTGAGGCCAATAGGGTCAATCATGGTGAAGGATGAGGCATTGGCCGTGGCTGTCGAAATAAGGCCGTTACAGAAGCCTGCAGTGTAGTTATACGAGGCATAAATCTTTGAGCGCGTAGATGGCGGGAAGCCGAACGAAAGAGGCCCCTGAGACGAGTAGGTTGTTCCTAGCTGGCTGAGCGGATAGACGATTTGAGACTTCTCAAACCAACAGCTCTGCAGGGCTGTAGCGCCCACGGTGACAAGGTTTGTAGGCGTTGGGCCATAGGCTAAAGAGTTGAGCGCGACCACATTGTTGTAGTCCGGAGAGATGACAAGAAACCCCTCTTGGGTCATGCGCGTGCGGGATTGCTCGGTGAAGTTTTGAGCGATGAGCGGCTGATTAACATAAATGTCAATGAACGAGGATGCGCGCTGGATGACCGAGGCCAATTCCGCGTCTTGCTGAGCCTGAGTACCGCCAACCACAAGGTTGTCATAGTCAATCGCTGTAGGAGCGTTTTTATACTCTGCGATTGTGAGGTATGACCCTGATTGAAACTGAGTGATTGGCGATACTGCAGATGTCATTCTTAATCTCCGTCTGTTTTAGGCGTGGAGTCGTATTCGTGCCCGCATCGAGAACATAGTCTGAACCATGATCCGAATCCGCATTGAGTACAAGTGTACCCGCGTTGAGCATCGCCTTGCTCATAGCGTGCAAGATTTTCCTCTGTAAAGCCTTCTGCTTTTAGCGCCTTAATGTGCTTGGGGTTTTCTACGGAATACAAACCTGACCGGTCTGCGCGATACCGAGTGCGCCCTGATTGCGAGTTGATGTCGGTTTCTTTGACGAATCCATCTCGCGGTGTGAGTCGTGCCATGTGTGCCTTCCTTGTTAATAAATAGGGAGAGAGCCAATTAAGACTCTCCCCCCATTTAGATTTTTACGAGTTATGCAGAGACGATACCTGAAACTACGCCATTCCATGTAGGAGCAACGCAGAAAAATGTACCGCGGAAATACGTGGAGAACTCGTACGCGAACTGTGTCACAGGCCACTGAATACCCATGTAGTCCTGCACCATGTAGTTAGACCAGACATCAGAAACCTCTGTGTCAGGAATTGGCAAGGTGTAGGAAAGAACAGGAGCAACGCCCTGTGGCAACCATGGGTGGACAGTCAAAGGAACTGACTTTCCTGTGGTTTCGTTTACGATTCCGTTCACGACAGAACCGTAGGTGACGCCAGAAGCCTCATCCTGTGAAATCTGCAAACGGTAGTTAGCGTTAGCTGAGCCCTTAATCGCATCTGAAAGTTGCTTGCGGTCTGAACCGTTAAGCAGAATCTCATCTGGATCAGCCTTTACATTGTTGTAAAGGTTCGCGAATACGGTCTGGAACTCTGTGCCCGGATTTGTATTCGAGAAGGTTGCGTTGATGTTGTTGTTGTAGCCGGTGTTAGCGCCAAGAACGGTGGTCAAGATACCGTCATAACCTGTTGCGTAAGCTGAGGTATCTGCTGCTGCGCGGGTTGCGACAACCGTGGTGGTTGTGTTCAACGGAGCTTGGTTTCCGATTGTTGGTGTACCTGAACCGCCGAGTGTGAAGGTCAAGGATGTGGTGCGGCCTTGGAACTTCGCGTTAGCTGCGCCTGTGGTTGTACCAACATAGATGTTGTAACCGAGTGCGCCGGTGATAGCGGTTGGGATGGTGATGGTAAGCGCTTGGCTTGAAGTTGCCTGTGAAGCAACTGCTGAGAGGATTGACTCACCGAAACCTGTTGATGAGATACCAGCGTCAGCTGTGTAATAGACATAGTAAGTAGCGTTTGGAAGCGCTGTTACTGATCCTGATGGAGATACAGCTGTGAGGGTTGCAAGGGTAGGAGCTGAGCCTGCGTTAAGCGCGCCAGCGTAACCTGATGCAGTACCGCGAGCCATGAGCATCATGCGTTCTTCCATGAGCATGGTTGCATACAGTGTCGAAGTTGATGACAACTGACGGAGGTCTTGGTATCCAAGGCCTGAGAAGTTAGCATCGAACGAAACGCTGTCAGATAGTGAGTAAGAGTTGTAAGGCAAGATTAAGTCATCTGAGGTGTACGAAATCTTTGAACCGCGCTCGAAGTTGATTGAACCGAAAGCGGTGGTTGTTGATTCTGTAACGCCTGGCCAGATTTGTCCTTGTCCGCCAGTACCTGTACCAGTATAACCGGTGATGCGCTTGACACGGTGTGATGTGCCAACGCCCTTCTTGCGAGGGATACGGTTACGAAGTGGTGTTGGGCGTGGGGTCAAGAGCTTTGCTGGTGCTTCCAAGTCAAACGCAGCGAAGCTGGTTGAAAGTGGAGAGGTCAGCGTGATGTCCTTCTGCATATCCTGCAAAGCAAGGCGCTGTGAAGCGATTGCATTGTTAAGACCTGCGAGAGCATCTGGAGCGAGTGACTTTGTTGCTGCCAACGCTTCGAGAGCAGCGGTTGGATCCGCTACAGGCGAAACGCCGGGTGTTGTTGATGGATTGCCGAGTGACTTACCGAGAACCTCGGTGTACTCATCCATGCGCTTTGCAGCCTTCTTAGCGGAATCTACATCGCCAAAGAGGTCAGCTGCTT